TAAAAGCATCGACTAAGCTGCCGCCTATAATTTCTTGAGCATTATCTGCAGCCTCACCAAGTACGCGCATCTTGCCCTCGTAAGTATCAAGCTCATCGCCTGCAGCACCTTTAAAAGTTTTAGTAAGTAGAGATAAGCCCTCCTCAAAAGCTAGGGTTTTTAATTCTGCCTGGCTGAGTCCGAGGTCATATTTTTTTAGCCCCTTAGTATTTCCCACGTATAGCGCGGCGAGGTCTTTATTTACCGTAACTAAATTCTCACCAGATCCGGCGGCTATATCTAAACTTGCATTTAGTAACTCGTTAGATTTTGTAACTGATCCGGTAGTAGTAATAAGTTTTTGATACGCCTCGCGTAGTACTTCTCCTTGGTATCCAAACTTAGCCGAGATTTTATCTAGGTTTGCTTCTATAAAAGGAGTCTCGAAAGCCTGCCCTAAATTTTTTACTACGCCTGCTAAACGCTTAGCTGACTTTTCATTATCTGCAAAAGCCTTAACCGAGTTTTTACCAAACTTAACTACGGCCACAGTACTAAAAGCTAGGCCAAGAGCAACGGCGGCTTTCTTAGCAAACCCTGCAATTTGATTACCGCCCTTAGCTAGGGCTTTACCGTCAAAAGTAGTAACGGCACTTACGACCATACTAGGGAGTTTGCTTACCATTATGCCGCCCTCGTGTATGAGCCTTTATTAAAGGCGTTAATAGTGTTCTCGATAGCTTTAATTACTGCCGCTTGAGCCTTGCCCTCATCCTCAGCCCACGCTCTAAAGATCATACGGCCACGCTCCTCGCGCTTGTCTCCATAGAGAGGGCCCATACGGCTAACAAAGTGAGCACCGGCTCCGGGGTTATTAGAGCGATAGCCCTCACGTGAGGTAGTCTCTGCCCGGCCTGCAGTCTCATAGATAGCGCCGGCGGCTGACCTGTTAGCTACAAAAAACAAAGCTCGCCAACCGTTTTTATTCTTATCGGTACCGCCAGAGCTATAATAAATACCTTTTTTAACGGTCTCATAATCATAAAGAGGGAATAGGCGCAGGCGACCCTCAGTATTAAAAGTCCTAAAAGAGGAGTTACGCGCCGTAATCTTTTGGCCTACGGTGTTTTCATTCCAGCCGTAAAGGTTATCCGGCTGAGGTGAGGGAGCATACCCTCGAGCCTTGTCTCGAATAGGGACCATCGCCGCTTTGATTTGTTTTTGCATCTCTTTAAGCAGCTCGGGATCTACTTTACGAATAGCTTTGAGAGTGGCCTTAACGCCTTTTATTTCTACTCCCATAACGCTTGGCCTCCTCCGCTTGATCGTTTAACACTTGTATTAACATCTTGTACATCGTCGTATCGAGATCGAGAATTGACTGAGGCGAGACCCCTAACCTAATAGATAGCGCGGCTACCTGATAGGTAAGGGAGTCTCGCCCTAGCTTAAAGGCTCGTCGTCTAGTACCTCGACCTTTACTAACGTATCAAGAAAATCAGGCCCAAAAGGTTTTACTACCTCGCCGGCGGTGCGTAAACACTCCCACGATAAATAAAATAAATCGGTCTGTTTTTCATCATCTCTAAAGGCTTTATGAAAACCTTTTTTTGCATACTGCTCAAAGGCCCACTCGATACGAGGCGTAATTTGATGCTCGGTTACGTCCCCGGTAGCCCTTGTTATTTTGAGTCGTGCCATTTGTTGCCCCTTTGTTAGTTGGTTATGGTGTGCTATCCACTACAATAACTGAGTTGCAGGTAAACGTAATCGACTGAGTAGAGATATCTCCTACGGCCCCGTTAATATCTGTAGTGTTATTAACTAGAATTGTAGTCTGGTACTCCGGGTTAGCAGCCGATACGACCGCGCTAGTTTGCTTAAGTGTAAGAGGGACTGTAGTACCCCAAGCTGCTTGCAAGGTAACTAGTACCTCACTAGCTGCCGTATCGTTAAGAAAATCAAGAGTTACCGTAGAGGTCTCTAGGCCCTTAGCGTATCGTCTAGCAGAATCGCCCATCGCTGTAACTTCCAGCTCCTCAAAAACGCGGTTAATTGTCGCGCTAGTTACGTGATCGGATAGGTCCACGCTATTAAGTGTGACCACTACCCCGTTTGACAAGAATACGGCCATTGACCTATTCCTCGCTTTCAGTAGTTGGTGTTGGTGTTGGTTTTTCTTTTGCTACTTTAACCGGTGCAGGCTCGTCTACGATCTGCCCGATCTTTCGCAAAAACTTTAGATCATCCTCTGTATATGGCATTAGTTAGCTCCAGCTCGTTAGTACGGATATGTCAAAACTAGCGGTAAGTAGATCCCCACTCTGTACGCTAAGTACTGAGGGAGCCGACATACCGCCAACGTTCATTACGATATTTGAGGCGACAAGTTTATTAAAAACTGCCACCGCTAGGGTTTCGATCCCGTTTAGGTTGCCTTGGTTGTCTAACATCGGTACTGTCATAATAATTTTTAAGTTTGCTAAAGGTGAGATGGTGTTATAAGTATTATTATTAGGAGTTATGTACGGATCCGCCGGTGCGACAATCACCGAGTTAGCTGTGATCGTTGGAGGCGGGAAAGAGTAGGTGCTCCATGAGCTCGCATTGGCTAGAGCTGTAGCTAGATTAGCTCGTAGGGTAGTAATGGCCGCTGGCATCTTTAGCCCACCATCGAGTTAGGATTTTGATAGCCGGCGATCAGTCCGCGGATTTTGCCAATCATGGCGTTACCCATACGGTAGGGGCTAGGGCTAAATCCGTCGATTGTTACGCCGCCTGTCTGTGAGACTTGGCGAGCTTGGAAAATATCTACGGCGAGGATCATCGCGGCCTCTCTTACGGCCCCTGTAGTCGCGTAGCTAGCTGTCTTAGTATCTGCTCCGACGGCTGAGCCGTAGGGGAGTAGTCGCTGAAAATTAGTATTTGAGGCGGTCTTAGCGAATTGAATAAGGCTGTAACCGCTTGTAGGACTAAAGTGCATATTCGTAAATGGAAAACTATTACTCGTGCCAGTAGTAAAGGGAATCGTCGCGGTAATTGTGTAGGTGCCGTTAAAGGTTGCGCCGCATCCACTCAAGGTTACGCTCTGACCCGTACTAAATATAGCCGGGTTCGCGATCACCGCTGTAGCTACATTACTTTGTAGCGTCACACCCACTACAGGTGCGGAGTCGAACCATAAAAACTGATTGAGTAAATCTTGAGCAGTTTGACAGCATGTCTCTACTATGTCTGAGCTATAGAGATTTTCTATACCAAGGTTAGCGCGTAGCTCGGCCTCGGTTACGTAAGTAGCTGGCACCTTTACTCCAATCTTAAAAAAGGCCGGTAGGGCTCATAGGGCTAGGAGCCCTACCGACTATTAGTTTTTTTACTTAGCTGATATTTAGACGGCAGATACCGTGAGGTATCTTGGCAATAGTTGCCATAAAGCCGTAGATAGCAACCTGTACCTGTAGGTTAGATACGACGTTTACTGACATGTAAGCCTGAGGGCTCTCATAAACTGTAAACGCCTCAGGTGCCAAAATAAACGCTGAGTTATCTGCTACGCCGGCGGTCATAAACCGATCGACATATAGATCCAACCCGAGCATATTACCGCGTACGGAATTATTGCTCACCATACCTCCAGCGTTAGCTAGAGATGAAGGGTTAGGTTGGTAAGCGTTAAAAATTGGACGGCCTGTGGTATCTACTGCACCAAGTAGTAGGTTATAAATACCTGTACTGCCTACAAAGTTTTGCGCAAAATAGCCGCTATTTTTGTAGACGTTAGCTGTACTTTCAGCAGTGTACGAAATAAGTCCAGCCGCAGTTGCCGCTACGCCAGTGCTAGTAAAGCCTGTTGCGTTGATTGCAGAAATTACCGCACTGTCTGTTGCGTTCATATACGCAATTTGTAGCTGATTTGTGAGTTCATTGTAAAAATTAGGATCATTTGTGCGTTCTAATAATTCTACGCTGAGTGTATTCATTCCACTGTACTTAGATACTGTACCGGTTAAATATTCAGTGACCATTCCGGTATTAGCTACTGCGCCTGCCTCGGCCTCTACTGTAACGGTAGGTGCTACACCGCTTAATCCACCGTTGCTATCGACAAGTGACGGTACGTTAATTGTGGTGCCTGTTGGTGGCAATACTCCACGGCTACAAGCATCTATAGCACTTCTCGGAAAGCGTGTGTTAGTTACAAATTCTGAGAGGTATTGCGTTGGATTAAATGCAGGGTTAGTAGCAAAACTATCATCTGCGGCGGTTACATATAGTTTTGACTCATCGCTACCGAGTGCAGCTTTGACTTTATGCTCTGTGTAAGTTGCCATAGAGGTAATAGGAGTACGCACTTTTTGAGAGTCGAGTACAGATGGACGGATGATCTTTCGAGCAGCCTCGACCTTTTCAGCCTCGACCGGTGTTTCTACTGGAGTTTCCTCCGCGGTATTTTCTGGGGCTGTAGTCATAGCTCCCTCGCTTTCGTTTTCTGTTTTGGTTTCGATCTCTACGATCGTCGTAGAAATAGTGGTAGTTTTTTCTTTTGTACTAGTTGCAGCCTCTAGCTCAGCACGTGCAGCGGCAATTTCAGAGACAGAGGCGCTAGAAAAGGCTGCACTCTCGACGAGGCTTACCTCTTTGAGGACCGCCGCTGTAATGAGCAGGTAATCTCCCATCGGCTTAGAGGCGGTTACGTCCACCCCTACGGATAAGCCAGATACCAGATTTTCCTGCGCGAGAGTTAGAGCATCCTGTCCCCGAGTGCTCATACTCAGACGAAAAGATCCGTAAACGCCCTCGGTAGAATCGCTAAAAGAAATAGCTCGCCCTACAGGTTTATCCTGTTGATGTTGCATAAGTAATTTGATTTTGCCTGCATCTGGAATATCGATTGAGCCGCGTTCAAACATGACAGGCCCGGCGCTTGTAAAACCTACCTCGCCATAAGGTGCAACGAGTCCAGATACGGTACGTCGCTCCGTATCGGCGGCTTGTATTTCTTGGCTAAACGTTAGTAGCACTTGTGTCTCCTAGCGGTGTAAGTTGCTCCATTTGTCTGGCTTGGTCTACGTCAATTAAATTAAGTGTGAGCATCTGCTCAATAATGTCTAGACGCTCTTTTGCATCTACGCGTAAAAATGTGTCGTCTACCGCAAAACGCACCTGATTAGCGCTATTTGTAATGTCATTCATTGAGAGGCGATCCTCAATCGCACAAATGTACGGCTGTAATGAGTACGCCATAAATTCTTTTCTACCGTCTAATATATTTTGATACGTCATAGAGTTATTCATATCTGCCGAAATCATGTAAGCCGGCACGTTCATCGCACGTGCTATTTCTGTAGCTAAATATTGTGATGCCTCGTTATACATCATGTCGCGGGGACTAAATCCAATATTTTCTACAGATAAAGTCGAGGTGAGATAGGCCGTACTACGCGAGGCGCGAGAGGCTTTCCATGATGCTAATAATCCTTGTATCTGCGCCTCAGGTAAATCTGCACCATTATTCTTAATCACCGAGGTAGCCATCGGTGTCGCGGCAGATACTGCGGCCGCTTTTTGTATATCAAATGCAGCTCTAATAGTTGTACCGGCTGTATCTAGTACGCCCGGAATTAATCCCTGAAAAGTTACTAGCGAACCAATACCGCTCATTAGTACTTT